AGACCTAAGAAAGGAGCCACTAACATGGCATCGACTGCTGCTACGGTCTTCTCGACCATCCCGACCGTGGGGATTGATCTGGACGACAAGTCCTCGACCCCTGCCTTTGCCGTCAACACGACGGTTCGTGCCAACGACGCGCGTCTGCACCTCTACGCTCGCGCTTCGGAAGCTCTTTCCTCGACCGCTACTATCGTGATTGGCACCAACGGCTCTGCGTCGTCGGATTCCGGTTCGGCTGGCTTCACGACTAATACTACTGGCGGCGTTGCCGCCGGACAATTCTTTTGGGCAAAACGAACCGCTATCTAGCGGTTAAAGTATTGACCATCTGACGGATTAGGGGCTAGTCTTCGGGCTGGCCCCTTTTTCGTGAGATTTTGATGCATTTGGAAATCCGTGTTGATGAATGCGACGCCGATTTGCTTGGCGGGGTTTTTCATCTGTCAAGCAGCGGCGACAGAAAATACGTCAAGCTTTCCGGCAAAGTGTATCTGCATCGAGCGATTGCAGAGCGGATGATTGGGGGGCCGCTCGGGAGGCAGGTTGTCGATCACATGAATGGCGACAGCTTGGATAACCGACGCGCTAACCTGCGCGTGGTTTCTCACATGGAAAACATTAGAAACCGGACCAAGCTTAACAAAAACAACACTAGCGGCCACATGGGCGTTAGGTTCAAGGTGGAGCGTCAACGCTGGCAGGCTTACATTATGCTTCCGGCAGGTGGTGGGTCGCGCCAGAAGATGAAGCACCTAGGCTATTTCGAAAAACAAGAGGATGCGATACAAGCGAGGCTAGCGGCGGAAGTGGCGTTGTGGGGTGTGCAGCCGTTCCGCTTAAAGGCCTTTCGCCTTCCCTAGCCTCCACTGGGGTTAGGTGGTAGCTTAACAGCCGTGGGGTTCGTCCCTGCGGCTGTTTTGCTATGGAGGTAGCAGCATGATTAACGTCGTATCCGTCCGGGTTGGAAGCAAGTACGCGATTGAGTACGTTACCCGCCTTCATGACGGCATTGCCCGCCATCTGGACGAAGAACAGCGCCACTGGTGTTTGACGGACGACCCTGACAGCCTCCCTGAAGGCATCACGGCTATCCCGCACAGCAAGGAACTGCCCGGCTGGTGGCAAAAGGTCTATCTGTTCTCCCACGTCATGCCTTGGGAGCAAGGTGCCGAGGTTCTGTATATGGACCTCGACGTGTGCGTGACCGGCAGGCTTGAAGAACTGCAACACGGCATCATCAAGGACTGGCACTGGCCCTGCTACAACTCGTCTGTGATGCGCTGGCGTCATGGCGAACACGCGGACATCTGGGACCGTTTCACGCCAGACGTAATCGACCGGCCCACGGAAAGCCTCAAGGGCCTTCTCCCCGCTGGCCAGATTAATGGCGGTGACCAAGAGTGGATTAGCCAAGTCAGCGCATGGGACACGTTCCCGGCTGATATGTTCGTCTCATACCGCAACGCGGTGTCATGGCCACCTGAGACGGCCAAGGCGGTGATATTCCACGGTGACCCCAAGCCGCATGAAGTGACCGAGGGTTGGGTTCCTGGTGTCTGGAAGGTCGGCGGCTATACGGCCATGCCAGAACTAAAGGGCATGAACGTCACGCATGACTTCGCCTATGCCAATGTGCGGGCAAACGTGCAGCGGGATTTGGCGTGGTTCTCTGGCTTTGGCGACCAAGACAAGGCCTGTGTGATTGTCGGGGGCGGTCCCTCGCTTTCGGACAGTGTGCAATCGATCAAGGACCATCGCAGACGTGGCGCAAAGATTATCAGCGTCAACAATGCGCTGCGGTATTTGATCAAGAACGGCCTGACGCCAGACGGTCACGTCATGTTAGATGCGCGGGAAGAAAATCTGCACATGGTCGAGGATGCGCCAATGTCCGTGCGCTATTTTCTCGCTTCGCAGGTTCATCCGTGCGTGTTTGATGCGCTTTCGGGGCATGATGTTGTTCTGTGGCACAATGCGATGGGTTCCGGTGAAGAACTCATGGACATCATCAAACCGTGGTTTGAGGACGGCCCAAACCAGAAACCGTGCGTTCTAGTGCCTGGTGGCGGCACGGTAGGCTTGCGGGCTATCAACCTAGCTTGGTTGTCGGGGTATAAGAAAATCCACCTCTATGGTTTCGACAGTTCGTATGCCGAGGGCGCTCACCATGCCTATTCGCAAAGCCTGAACGATGGTGAGGCAACAATGGAGGTTGTGCTGGGTGATAAGACCTACACTTGCGCCCGCTGGATGATTAGGCAGGCAATGGAGTTTCAGCAGCAGTTTTTATACTTGCGTGACCGAGGCGTTAAGGTGGTGGCGCATGGGAAAGGGCTGGTTCCTGACATGGGAAGGCTGCTGGCCAATGGATAGCCGGAATGACAATGACCGGCGCAAGGCATGGGCAACGCTCAAATGGTATCCTGAGCGGCTGACGGATGCCGACCGGGCGCTTTTGCTTTTGGATGAGCCGGATTTTTATCATCCGGTGGATGCTCAACAGCACCTTTACGATGAGAAGGGTTGTGCAAAATGAAGCTAATCGACGGCCTTTGGTGGCCTGATTTTGACGTTCGTTGCCGTGCGGTGGTGATTGACGAATGCGCTGCCGCCATGCCTCGCGTTCTGCCGTTGGTTGCTGAAAAGCGGGTCTGTGTTCAAGCTGGTGGCAATGTCGGGGTGTATCCGCTGGCATTGTCTAAGGTGTTTGGCGAGGTCATCACCTTTGAGCCGGATGAAGACAATTTCGAATGCCTGCACAAGAACGTCGCCCATGACGAAGCCCGTGTGTATTTTGGGGCGCTAGGGGCGGAACCTGGATGGTGTGCGGTCCAGCGCATCGACACGGACAACTGCGGTTCGCACAAGACGTTGCCGGGAACGGTTGTCCCCGTTCAAACCATTGATAGCCTGAACCTCGACCAGTGCGATTTGATCTGGCTGGACATTGAAGGGGCTGAGGCAGACGCCATTAAGGGCGCACTAGCGACAATCGAGAAGTTTTCGCCTATCATAGTCCTCGAAGAAAAAGGACTTGGCCCGAAAGCCGATCTGCCGGGCTATTCAAGCGTTATGCGGATTGGAAATGACACTGTGTATCGGAGGACATAGATGGAAGCGGCGGCAGGCGGCTACGAGGTGCTTAAATGGACCAGCCCAAAGGTTATTTTTGGCGATATGGCATTGATTATCGACCCCGCGAATAAAACAATAACCATTGGCGACCAATGGAATGCGAGCAACGCTGCCGGTGAAGTTGTCCGCATTTTGGCTGAACAATTCGGATGGGAGAAGGTCTGATGGATTATGTAGCGCCAGACGGACGAGACCGGATTATCCCGCGTTTTCATATCAAGCCGGTTCGGAACAACTTTCTTTCCGAAAAGGAAGGCCGTGAGGTCTGGGCTGACGTTGAGTATGTGGAACTCATCGTGCCGGGCGATAACAAGAACATCGTCGATGTGGCCGTGAAGGACGAACACCGCGACCGCTGGCCCACCAAATACGCTGCGTTCAAGGCCAACATGGAAGCCCCTGAGAGCGGAACACCGCTAGAGGAATGGGCAGGCGTGGGCCGCAGTCAGGTCATTGAGCTTAACAGCGTCCATATCCGCACTGTTGAGGCTCTGGCGGGCCTGTCTGATGCCCAGCTTGCCAAGTGTGTCCCAATGGGTGGTCAAGCCCTTCGCGCTAAGGCTCAACGGTTTATTGAGCAGACCGAGGCTGAGAAGCCGCTTGCGGAACTGACCCAGCGCATCCGTGAGCTTGAGGAAAAACTGGCGCTTGCGCTAGAGGCTAAAACAGAGAAGGAAGCGGCATGAGCAGCCTAGAACGTGACGTGATGTATAAGCCAGGTGCGACCTTCTTTAAGGAAGGCAAGTTCCTGATGTTTCGCTTTCAAGCCGATTCGTCGTCGGTCATTGGCCCGCGTGTTGCGACTGATGCGGACAAGGCGGCGCATGGCGCAGAATATGATATGTATCTCAAGACGGCGTTCAATAACGCGCCTGTGGAGGCGTTCGATCACGACGGGGTGGATGGTCCCGGCGGTGTAGCCCAGCCTGTCAGCGACGACCAAACGGACGTTGTGGCGGAACATGAAACCATCCCCGCCCTTAAGAAGCGCGGGCGTCCTGCGAAAGCCTAACCAATGGCAATGAACCTTCTTCAGATTGTCCAAAGGGCCTGCCGCCTTTTGTCCATTCCCGTCCCTACGGAAGTCGTCAACTCGACTGACGCACAGGTCCAGCAACTCTACGCGCTGGCCAATGAAGAAGGCGACGAGCTGTCAGGCACCTATGATTGGCAGGTGATGCGAAAGCAGCATCTGTTCAATACGGTGGCGAGCGCGGTTCAATCGAGTGCAATCCCGTCTGATCTGGACCATTTCATTGCAAACTCGTTCTTCAACAGAACGACAATGCGTTACATTTACGGCCCGATTACCCCGCAAGAGTGGCAGGCTATCCAAGCGCAGCCCCAACTGAACAGGGTGTTTCTGGCGTTCATTGAGCGTGATAATCAGTTTCTGGTTACCCCGACGCCAGCGGCAGGGCAGGCCATTGCGTATGAATACATCACGACAAACTGGGCCAAATCGGCTGCCGGTTCGGCGCAATCATCATTCCTCGCTGACACTGACCTAACCTATCTGGATGACAAGCTGTTCCCGCTTGGCCTCCGGTGGCGGTTCCTGAAGTCCAAAGGGCTGGATTATAGTGAGGACTTCCGCACCTATCAGGGCGAGCGCAATCAACGCATGGCGCGTGACGGCGGTAACGGCGTAATCGACAGCACGGGCGGCAACTACTACGGCTGGTCAACGAACATCCAGGAAGGTGGATTCCCCGGATGATTCTGTTCGTCACCATCTCTGACACGAAAAACCAAGAGACGCAGCGCAAGAAGATTAACTCTCTGCTTGCCGTGTATGCGCCGGGCTATGGTTCAGCCCTGCCTGCCGCTGCGGATAGCCCAGACGGTCGGTTGTTCTATATCGGCTCGCAAGGCTATCAGAACCGTTCAGGGGCATGGGTGGCGTTATGAGACAACCGGCGCAGCGATACGGTCGCCAGCCTTTGCGGGCAGTATCTCAGCAGCGAGTGTCTATCGGACGCGCTGTGCCTGCCCCCGTGGGTGGATGGGACGCTCAATCCCCGCTGGCCAATATGCCTGCCGAGAACGCGGTCATTCTGGACAACTTCATTCCCCGCGCTGGCTATGTCGAACTGCGTAAGGGTTATGTGCCTTGGCAAGAGGGCCTGCCCCTCCCGACTGAATCACTGATGGTTTGGCGTGGTGGCACAACGCTTTTGCCAGATGAGATTTTCGCAGCGGCTGGTGGCTCAATCTATGACGTGAGCAACCAGAACGATGCGCCGGTTGAAGTGTTCTCCGGCACCGGCAGTGCGCGTTGGCAATGGATTAACTTTGCCAACGACGCTGGCACGTTCATGATTGCGGCCAACGGTTCCGTTGACCCGATCTATTACGACGGCTCTGCGTTTGCCTCGACGGCTATCACCGGCACGGCTGGGGTGATTACGCTGGACCCGCGCACGTTGGTTGACGTGATGGACCACAAGGGCCGTTTGTTCTTTGTGCAGGAAAACAGCCTGCGCGTTTGGTTTCTTGAGCCGTTTGCCATTCAGGGGACCGCGAACCTTCTCGACCTCGGCCCGATTTTTGACAAGGGCGGGTCAATCCTTTGCCAATCGACATGGACGCTGGACGGTGGGTCTGGCGCTGATGATCTGGCGGTGTGGGTTACCACGCAAGGTCAAGTCGCTGTGTATCAGGGCCTCGACCCTTCGGATGCGAACAACTGGGCACTGGTTGGCGTCTATGACATCGGCCTGCCGTTGTCGCGTCGGTCGCTTATTAAATACGGTTCGGACCTGGTGGTGCTTACGACCAACGGTGTCGTTCCGCTTTCTCAGGCGCTGAAACTGGACCGCGCACAAGAGAACCTTGTCGCGCTGACGCAGAAAATTCAGAACGCGTTCCAGCAATCCACGACCCGTTATCGCGGCAACTTTGGATGGGAAGGTGCGCTGTATCCCAAGGGGACGCTGGCAATCTTTAACGTCCCGACAGCCGATCTAACGCGGTCGGAGCAATATGTGCAAAACGTGCAGACGGGCGCATGGTGCCGGTTCACGGGCATCAATGCGTTTTGCTGGGCTGTAGCCAATGACCAGATGTATTTTGGCGCGGCGGATTCTGTCTGTCTGTGGGATAGCGGATATGCTGACAACGAAACCGGCATTGTTGGCGACATCAAGACGGCCTTTAACTATTTTGGCTCGCGTGGCAGCCTGAAGAAGTTTGAGATGCTTCAGCCCGTTTTGCGGATTGGTTCGCAACTTGCCCCGGCAGTTGAGATTGTCACGGACTTCAAAGAGAAAGTTCCCACGGCTGTTCCGACCACAATTACGACTACGGGCGGGCGATGGGATACAGGCCTTTGGAACGTAGCCAATTGGGCGAACGGTGTTGAGACGCGCGATAGTTGGACCAGTGTGACCGGCATTGGTTATTGCGGCGCGGTGCGGATGAGGGTGGAGCCTAACCCGATACTCTACATTGATCTGGGCGTGGATGACGATACGTCGCTGGCCTATGAGGCAGACGGTATCATTGCCATTTTGTCAGCCAGGAACACGAACGCGCCGTGCGAGATTATCGCGTTTAACCTCAAATACGAAAACCAGACGGGCGGGCAGCTTTGAGGCTAGTTTCCGGCCCGTTCTCTCCGCTGGTCGCTCAATGGGTAGCGGACCAGATTGGACATGGACTGGACTGGGGGCCATGCGAGGCAATTGGGGTGGTCGATAAGCACGACAATCTCATTGGCGGTGTCGTGTTCAATCAATATCAGCCCCAATACCGCAACATTGAGGTCAGTTTTGCCTCTACACGGGCCAACTGGTTGACGCCTTCGCTGGTGACGGGTATCTTGGGATACGCCTTCACTCAATTGAAGTGCAATCGGATCACCAGCGCCACGCCCAAGCGGAACCGTCGCGCTCGCCAGTTCCTACAGAAATTCGGCTTTAAGCACGAAGGGACTGTGAGGTTCGGCTATGGTGACGATGACGCAATCATATCCGGCTTGCTGGCCTCTGAGTGGTCGCAACACAGATTCAATGTGTCTCGGGAGCGTTCCCCATTTCTAAGCCCCGGCCCCCCGCAGCCCCTGACCCCGTCCAGCTTGCCAACGCTCAAAGCGCGGCAAACACCGCAACCGCGCGTGAGCAGCAGCGGCTGAACATGGTGAATACGTCTGGTCCTCAAGGGACCGTGCGTTATATCGCTGACCCGTCTGCACCTGGTGGCTATCGCCAAGAGACTTCACTAAGCCCTGGCGAACAGCAGAACTACGACCGCTCAACTAGCATTTACGGCAGCGCACTGGATACCGCCGGTCAGCAGATTGGTCGCGTCAATACCGCGCTAGGCCAAGGCTTGAACACCGAAGGCTTGCCAGAACTGCAAGGCTACAACGCGCCAGACTTTGACCGCCAACGGTTTGAGGATTCGGTTTATGCAAGCCAGACCCGTCGCCTCGACCCGCAGTTTCAGCGGCTTGAAAGGTCGCAAGATGCACGTCTTGCCGCGCAGGGCCTTGGAGCGAATAGCGAGGCAACGCGAAACCTTCGATCTGATTTTGCTAGAGATAGAACAGACGCATACGGAGAGGCAGCAAACCAAGCCATCCAAGCCGGTGGTGCGGAGCAATCTCGCGCTATTCAACAAGCCATTGCGGGCGGGACATTCGGTAATCAGGCGCGGACGCAGGGCCTTCAAGAGCGGGCTTACGTCCAGAATCAGCCCCTTCAGCAGCTTCAGGCTCTGCTAGGCACGGGCCAAGTCGGTATGCCGCAGGGCATCCAATACAGCCCGACCGGCGTGGGTCAAACGGACGTTCTGGGCGCTAACGCCATGAGCCTTGGTCAGCAGAACGCGAATTACAACGCTCGGATGGCGCAGCAAGGCGGCTTGATGAGCGGCCTGTTTAGTCTTGGCTCTGCTGGACTTGGCGCTTATGGAGCAATCGGCGCAGCTAGAGCGCAACCGTCTGACCGTCGCCTCAAGCGCGACATCAAGCGCGTTGGCGCGATGGCGAATGGCCTGCCGGTCTACGAATACCGCTACATCTGGGGCCGCAAGCGTCACATTGGCGTAATGGCGCAGGACGTTCTGAAGGCTGGTATTGATGCAGTGGTTCGTCATTGGACGGGCTTCCTCATGGTCGATTACGGGAAGCTCTAAATGGCCCGCGCTCCCATGCCTGCCCCGCAGATGATCGAAACCCCGGCAATGCGCCGTAGCGCAATGCTGGCTCAACTGCTGGAAGAACAGCGCCAGCCCGTCGAGATAAAAGGCGGCTACGGCGAACTGGCGGCTAGGCTGCTGGGCCAAGGCATCACGCAATTTAGCGCGAACCGTGCTGACAAGGCTGTGCGGACGGAACGCGAACAACGGATAGCGTCTCAACGTGACGCGCTGCTTGCAGACCCCCGTTTATCGCTTGATGGTGGTGCGGCATTACCGCCGCCGTCAGCCGGTCCTGCATCCGTTCCGGCTGCGTCGCCGTCTGCGCTTGCCGCAGCGTTGTCGCCGCCTCCGGTTCCAAATACCCAAGAACCTCAATTTGCCGCAACGGCTCCCGCCGCAGTGGTTGACGGTGCGCCATTGCCGCCCGCCATGCCCGCTGCACCCGTGCAGCCAACCACGCTACAAGACGCGCTGCTGTTTGGCTCTTTGCCTGCCCCGCAAGGCCCGACTGCTGCCCCTGCGCCGATGCCTGCCGCGCCTCAAGAAATGCCTGCCGCACCGCAAGCCATGCCTGTTGCGTCTGCACCGGCACAAAACCCTCTTGGCCCTACGCCGCAAGAAATCGCACTCATTCGGCAGGCCGCACAAAGCGGAGACCCTGGCCAACTTGCGTGGGCGCAACAAACGTGGGGCGAAATCCAAATGCGGATGGCCACGCCGCCCGAAATTGACATTGCGGTGGCACCGGACGGAACGACATATAACAGGCTTGATCCGGCCAGCATCAATCGTCGTTTTGCCAAAGTTGAAAACATTAATGGCTTCCTGCGCGACGTAAACGACCCAAATAACGTCAATCAATACATTCCCGACCTTTCGCCGGGTGAGGAGCCTGTTTACGGTCCAAACGGAAACATTGTTGGCGTTCGCAACATTGACGGCTCAATTGAGGCGCTAGGCCAGCGGACCCGTGCAACGTCAGACGCGCAGAACGCAAGTCGCGCAAGTTATGCCGGTGTGGAAGCCGCCGCCGCCGCGTCGGGCCGCGCTCCGTTTGAGGTGGAACGCGTTGTGGGGCCGAACGGGGAAACCATCACAATCCCTCGTTCTGAGCTGCTTGCTGCTGGCGGGATGCGAGGTCAAACGCCCGCCGAAGCCATCGTGGCAGAGGGAACGGCAACAAACCAAGTCGCTGCTGCGGAAACGAACCGCGCCAGAGCGTCTGCCGCAATGCGCGTTCTTCCGACCCTAGACACAATGGAACGGTTGCTGCCTGACGTAATTACTGGGTTCAATGCAGACCTAGAATTGCAAACCGCTAGGGCGACCGCCGGAATCAACCCGACCGCCCGGCGTCGCGCGACTGCTACACAAACGTTCCAAAACGAAGCGCGGCAAGTAGTTGCGGGGATTCTGCCAATGTTTGGCACAAACCCGACAGAGGGTGAGCGGCGGTATGCGGAGCAAATGTCTGGCGCAGACGTAAGCTATACGCCAGATGCTCTTCAAGAAGGCATTAACTTGGCTCGCGCCCGTGCAGCACGGGAAGCGGTTGCGGCTAATATGCCCGTTCCAGAACGTTTGGCGCGGTATTTGCCGCGTGGAACGGTATTCATCGGGGAAGATAATCAACGGTATCGCGCCCCATGATGCAGCAAACTCCTTACGCCGGATTTGAAAAGCTAGGCCCGGCTACAGGTCCGGTTGCGCCAACAGCTGGCGCTTATGCGGGGTTTGAGCGTGTTGGACCGCCCGTTGCCCCAGCCGCAGCCCCTACCGCGCGGCCATCGCAGCCGCGTCCCCAAGCCGCCACAATGCCGTCGTCTGCGCCGCTTAACGCTCTCGGCATTACCGATGAGGAAGAGCTTAACGCGCTGACGGCGCAATACGGCTCGCGCGAAGAAGCTATCCGCCTTCAGCAAGAGCGCATGGCGGCTGATCCGAACTACGATCCTGCGATGGCAGCAGCGCAACCGGCATTGCCGCCTGCAAATCTGTCAAGCGGCTTTGAATTGCCAGAAGGCGTAATTGATTGGAATACGCTGACGGATGAGCAGCGGCGCGGGTTGACGCGCGGCACTCGCATTATGTTGCCGCAACGCGAAGGGGAAACCTTTCGACAAATAGCCACGCTTGCGGCTGATTTGAACGCGCCATCGCGTGAAGATTTGCCGGGCGATGTTATTCAACAATATGACGGATTTCGCACCCGCGAAGGCCAGATGGCCGATGTGGTCGGTGCCGTAGCGTCTGGCGCTGCGGAGCAATACCCGTTTCTTGACGAAGCCGTAACTGGCCTTGATGCGCTCGTTAACCGTCGTTCGTTTTCGGAATCACGCGACGAATACCGAAACATGGTTGAGGCGCTAAATCAACAGCAGCGCGAGGCGCGAAATATTGGCGGCGTCGGAGGTTTTGTCGGCGCATTGGCGCTTCCCGCTGGCGGCAGTTTTGTTGGTCGCGGAGTTGATAACGCAGATAGAATTCGTCGCGCAGCATTGGCAAGCGGTCTTGTCGGGTCTGTTTATGGCGCAGGTGGTTCGGAGGGCAGTTTAACGGAGCGCGGACAAGCGGGCGCTTTGGCTGCGTTGCTTTCGGCTGGCACGGGCGGCGTCGTTCAGGGCGGTCTTAACCGTTTGTCTCGCCCGACCGCCGACACCGCGCAGCGTCGGATGTCGCGTCAGGGTCAAGAGCTGACAATGGGACAAATGTTCGGCGGCGGGCTTCAACGCCTTGAGGACGCGTTTACATCAATTCCGCTTGCTGGCGATTTGGTCCGCAACCGTCAACGGGACACGCTGGCGTCGTTTGATACGTTGGCAACCAACACGGCATTGAGGCCGCTAGGCGAGGCGCTAGAAAGCAGCGCAGGGCGTCAAGGCGTCCGTGATGCTGATGCAATTATTAGCGGCGCATACACGCGGGCGCTTGAGCCGGTAACAGCATTTAACCCCGCTGATGAAACTCTTACGGCGGCACTAACCGCCGCGCGAAGCCCAGAGCGGCTGACTGCTGATGTGTCTGCGTCTCTTAATTCTACGCTAGACAATATCTTTAGCCAGGCTCCTGGCGAAATTGACGGTCAGACTTGGAAACGTATTGACTCACAACTCGCTGCTGCCGCCCGTCAAGCTGAGGCAGGCGCTGCGACACGACCAGAAATGACGGCGCTCAATGAGCGTTTGAGGCAAGCCCGCACCGCATGGCGCGATGCATTGGGTCGCGTGGATGAAAACGCGTTGGCTGGCGTCATGGCTGCCGATGCCGCAGAGGCGCAATATCGTCTCGTTCGTCAGGCATCTTCCGACGTAGCCTCGGCTGGCCGTGGCGGTGATGCGTCGCCCGCTACGCTCAACCGTGCTGTTGCTCAATCTGGCTCAAACCGTCGTTTTGCTCGCGGTGAAAACCTGATGCAAGACCTGACCGACGACGCTATGCAGGTGCTACCACGCACCGTTCCCGACAGCGGAACGCCGCTGCGTTCTCTGGTGACGGGCGCGGGCATCGGCGGCGGACTTTCTGCCATTGGCACCGATCCGTTGGCTTTGGCGCTTGGCGCGGCTCTTACCGGCGGTGTTTCGCTCGGTTACACGCGACCGGCGCAACAGCTTGCTAACCGGCTTTATCGCGCTTCGGACACGGGCGGGACCACACGAGATGTGGCTGGCTTGGCCGAGGCGCTTCGACGCGCTCCGGTTGGGGTGGCGCTGGTGTCGCCCGACGCTCAGAACTCCACACAAGCACGGCGGCAAGTAAGACAATGATTGCCGTTCCCCATTCGCCTGCAAACGGCATTGCAAAGACGGCGACCAGAATTGCCAGTTTTTCCATAACCGCAGCATACACCAAAGGAGGCCCGATTGGCTAGAAACGGGTCGGGGAGCTATTCGCCCCCATCAAACACATGGAACCCTGCGGTTCCTGAAACCGCTATCCTGTCGGACGATTGGAACGCGACGCTTGCGGACCTTGCGACGGCACTGACGCAATCGCTGGCATCTGACGGTCAAACGGCTGCGGCTGCGGTTATCCCGTTTGCCCAAGGCATCCGCGTGTCTGATGGCCTGATTACCGCGCCGTCAATCGCGGTGATTGGTGATGTGGATACGGGTTTTTACTTCCCGGCTGCCAACTCGGTAAGCCTGGTATGCGGCGGCGTGTCCGTTCTGGTTGCTACGACGGCTGGGGTGACGTTCCCGCTCGGTGTGACGTTCGCTGGTAACCAGACCGTAACTGGAAACCTGACGGTCAACGGTAACACGACCATTGGCAACGCAGGGGCAGATACGCTTTCGGTTGTCGCTACCGGCACGTTTACCGGAAACCAAACCTTTAACGGCACGGCTACCTTTACCTCGACTGTGACCGTTCCTGACGCATCGTTTACGAATGCCAAACTGGCGACGGTAGCCACGGGCACGATCAAGGGCCGGGTGACTGCCTCAACCGGCGTAGTCGAGGACTTGACCGGCACTCAGGCAACCACGTTGTTGAGCGCAGTTGTGGGTGATAGCGGATCGGGTGGCACTAAGGGCCTAGTTCCCGCTCCTGCGGCTGGTGATACGGCTGCGGCTCGCTTCCTTAGCGCGGCTGGCACCTTTGCGGCGGCTGTTCCTGTCGGTTCGATCACCATGTATGCGGCTAACACGGCCCCGACTGGCTGGTTGGAATGTAACGCAGCGGTGGTGTCGCGCACGACCTATGCCGGTTTGTTTGCAGCCATTGGCACGACGTTCAATACGGGCGGTGAGGCTGGCACTGATTTCCGACTGCCAGACATGCGCGGCGAGTTTGCCCGTGGCTGGGATAACGGGCGAGGCATTGATCCGGCTCGCGCGTTTGGTTCGGCGCAAGCTGGAGCCATTGAGGCGCACGTTCACAGCGTTACCCCGCCCTCTGCAACCGATGACACTGGATCGGGCTTGACCACGACCGGCACGGGCGGCGCTGAAACCATCACGCCTTACAACACGGCATCGACCGGCGGAACCGAGACCCGCCCGCGTAACATCGCCCTCATGTTTATCATCAAGTTCTAGGGAACTAAAATGGTCGATACGCCCCGCAAGACTTTTCCTGAGCTTCAGGCCCTATCTGCCCCAGTAGTGGATAGCGATGTCGTGGCCGTTTATCGCGCACCTGGTCCTGCCAAGCGCACGACAGCTTCCGTGCTTAAAACGTATGCCCAGACCGGCCTTGGCACGATGGCAACGCAGAACGCAAACGCTGTTGCCATTACGGGCGGGTCTATCGCGGGCATCACTGATCTAGCCGTGGCTGACGGTGGAACCGGGGCCTCAGACGCATCGGGCGCTCGCACTAACCTTGGCCTTGTTATCGGCACGAATGTTCAGGCATACGACGCCGATCTGACGACGTGGGCGGGCATCACGCCGGGAACGGGTGTTGCGACGGCTCTGGCTGTCAATGTCGGCTCTGCTGGCGCTCCGGTCCTGTTCAATGGCGCGGGCGGAACCCCGTCGTCCCTGGCGCTGACCAACGCCACGGGCCTTCCTGTCGCGGGCGGCGGCACGGGGGCGGCAACGGCTGCGGAGGCGCGGACCAATCTTGCCGTGGTTGGATTGACGGACCTTGCGGCCTCGACCGGCGCGGCGCTTGTCGGGTCTATCCAGACGGGAACCGGCGCGACGGCTCGCACGGCTCAAGTCAAACTGCGCGACATCGTGAGCGTCAAGGACTTCGGCGCGGTCGGGGACGGCGTTACGGACGACACCGCTGCGATAAACGCCGCGCTTCTGGCCCATCGCCGCGTGACGGTTCCTGCCGGAACCTACTCGATCACCACGATCAATATGTCTGTGGCTGGGACGGCGCTAATCCTTGAGGACGGGGCAATCCTTGCGCCGACGACTTACAACGTCAAAGGGGTAAACGTCACAGCGGCGGACTGCTCGCTGATCGGCGGCAAGATTTCATCGCCCGCAACATTCGACGGGTCTAACAGCCAGCGGACATATGCGACCGTTTGGGTCACAGGGGACAATTTCTCCATGTTCCGCGTGTGGCTGTTCAACATTCCCCGCGCCGGGGTTCACTTTGAAGCCTGCACCAACCATCGCGTCGAAGGTTGCCGTTTCCAGGGCAATTATCCTTATGCCAGCTATAACCCTGCGACGACGACCGCTCAAATTGCGATTGACTACGACCCGCCGACCGACAGCGGGCCGACGACGGACAGCGGCAACGGCGCGGTCGTGGTAATCGGAAACCGGATTGAGACGTGCATCCAAGGAGTGCTGACCGGCAACTATGGCGGCTCGGCATCCCAACTCGGCATCGTCATCACCGGCAACAGCTTCAACCGTTGCTGGGACCACGGCGTCTATATGCAGGTGGGCCTAGCATATGTCATTTCGGGCAACCAGTTCGGCAACTGCAAAATCCCGATTGTGGCCGATGGCCAAGGCGGGGCCGTTGTCGGCAATACGCTTTACGCAACCGAAACATCGCAAACCAATAAGCAGCAGTCTATCAGCGTTCGTAACGCTTCGGATTGCGTAATCGCTAATAATACGTTGATCGGCGCGGGCGCGAGCATTGACATTGCCTATGTCAACAGCACGGGCGTGGCCAACGAAATAAAAAGGAACCGAATTGAAGGAAACAATATCCGCCGAACGGGAACGGGTGATGTTTCCAGCTATATTCGACTGGGATTTGACGCTCAAGTTTGCGAAGACAACGTAATTACAAACAACACGATGAGCGGCGGTTTTATCGATACGGCGGTTGGTTGTATCCAGCTTGAAATGGCTGCGACATACGACGCAAACGGCACCGAAGTTTCCAACAACAAGGTTCTTTTCCCCGGCACGATGGTTGCTGAAGGGGCTTTTGTAAGAGCCGTTCGGCACAACAACTTGACCGTCAAAAACAATGATTTTCGAGCAACGGCCTCAGCGGGGTCCTCGCTGGCTTTCCGAGCCTTGTTCTTTACGGACTGCGATTACCACACGGTAAAGGGTAATGACTTCTATTGGTTGACAGGCGGAACCAACGTCGTTTTTCGGGGGGCGCAGACCGATACGGCGGGTCGATTTGTTGATAACGCCTTCTATTGCACGTCGGCTAGTTTATCTTCGGTTGACGCGCTTGGCTTCCTGACCGCTGTTGGCTCGACCTTTACCAACAATCAATCCACGCCAGCAGCCTCCATGAACGGTTCGGTAACGATTGCATCGGGTTCTCCAAGCGGCACGGACTCCAACGCCAACGTAGTCCCGACCTTTACGAAAGCGTTTGTGGTCCCGACAAACAACGCGGCGGCGGCTCTGGTTGCAACGCCGGGCGTCAAGACGGTCTTGACGGCGGGGGTTATCACCCTGTCAACGGCAGACGGATC